ATCTTTTGAAAGACCTACGACAATCCATGTTGAGCTAGCGTTTGCTGCGAAAGTATCTACTTCAGCTTTTGAAATACCAGACTTTGTGCTACCTGCAGTGTATGCTGTTTCAGCATTTTCACCTACGTTAGCAGCTGTTACTGTGCCATCACATTGAACTTCAAATAATTGATTTGGATCATCAATCACGTTAGCAACAATGTCAGTGGCGACAATGCTTCCTGGATAGTAATTACTAAAAGTTGGTTTTTGTGTTGTTGGGTCTGTATAGAAACAACCGTTAAAAATACCAACAATAGTACTACCAGCAGCATTGGCAAGAACGAGTGTACCAGTGTTCGCGAAGGAAACTGGATCACCCTGGAAGATAGCGGTACCATAGTTATTGGCAATAGCATATTCTGTTTGCCCTTGGTTTGATACTCCACCACCCACCTTTTGTACGGGTCTAAACCCGAATGGTGCGTCTACGTTTGCCATAATATTACTCCTTTGTAATACGTGTTAATATTGGTCGTCCAACAAACCGTGCCGATTACGACTTGTTTCCTGAACCAAAAGTTACTTTGGTTTGCCTTTGGGGTTTACTGATCGGCATCCTTGGATCCTCGATCTTCAGTAGATCATTGTCGACGGCCTGTTTCTGGCCCTCAGTCAAGCTTCTGTAATAAGCATTACGCTCTTCAATTGTCTCTACTGGCATGCGAGCTAACAGCAACCCACCTACCCCTATAACACCAGCGTGTTTACCATCTTCGATAGTAGGAAGTTCCCAGTCAGGATACTCGTCGGCTCGAACTAATTCCCAGCCTTCTCGTAATTTACCACTGATGTTTTTATAATCATCAAATCCTCTGACTGATTCCCTGATCCATCGATGTTTGTAACCATCTGGAGCTGGGGGTGCGTCCAATGCAGACGGTCTAGTCCAACCTTTTTTACGAGCTGTCTTTTCCCTAGTCTCACTGGATCTTAGCGTTTTATTTACCATATTGTCTCCAATCTATAGATATTTTGCGTATTCTTCAAGAGGTACTCCTAATTTTTTTGCAATTGCAACTTGACTAGGGGTGAGAGTAACTTTTCTCTTAGAACCACTTGATTTACCTGTTCGAGAAGATCCAGCCACTGTTTGTGGTGCTTTTTCCTTCACTTCTGTTTGTTGGTTTTGAAATTTATTTGGAAATTGACTCTTCATATAAGAATTAATTTCTTCATAGTATTCATCACTTTTAGGATCAAAACCTTCTCTTAAAAGCTTTTTATGATGAGCTAAAGCAGTAAATGTCATGGCTTCATCTTGTCCAAACCATTTATTATCTTCTGCCCATTGTTCTGCTCTAGGGTCAGGCTGTCTTTGAATAGGTACTTGAGCTTGAGGTCTTTCAGCCATTAATCCTTCTTGTTGTTTTAATAACTGTTCTCTTTGTTGTTTAGAAACAATAGCTCTTTCCTCTTCAATCGCTAATCTTGTTAAGGCTCTTTGAGCATCAACTTGAGCATTGACATCGTTGTTATACAAAGCATCTTGATAAGCTTTTTTAGCTTGTTCAATCTGAGACTTAACTCTTGTTTCATACTCTGTAAGATAGTTTTCATCTAAAGACTTAATTTTATTTTCATACTCGGTGTATTTTTTCTTTGCACTTTCAGCAAAGCGAAGAGCTTCTTGCTCTCTTTGTTCAGTCTTTTCGATTCTATCTAAAAGTTTTTTGATTCTTCGTTGAACATTTTTAGAGTATTTATCTAAACCGTCTTCTTTAGAATCATCATTAGAGTCGTCGTTGAAATCTTCATTAGAAGAAGCATCTGTTTGAGAAGTAGCTTCTTTGTCTTGGACTTTACTATCTTCAGTAGATTTATCTTCTTCTTGAAGTTCAACCTCTTGACTTTCTCCAGTAGTGTCAAGGTCTACCATTTTTTCGTCAGCCATATTTATCTCCTTAATAAATTGTTAGTACGTCTTTTGGGTCTTTCAATTTAGCTAAAATTTCATCATCATTGAGAATACGAATTTCTCCACCTTCAATTTTAACTCTTGATCCAGCGTATCTTGCAAAGACAACCCAATCGCCTTTCTTACACCACGGACCATTAGGAAACTTATCTTTATCAGCATAAGCATCAGAGCCCATACTTAAGATCATTCCAACGTTCGTTGTAAGTTGTTGTTCTTCCACAGCTTTGTCGGTGAGATACAAACCACCTTTAGTTTTTTCTGTTCCTCTGTAAGGTAAAACAACCATTCGCCATCCTGTTGCTTGTGGTATTCTTTCTAACGCAGGACCTTCTTCTTTGTCTTTCTTCTCTTCTTTTTTAGTCAAAGGTTTTTTATTAAAACCTTCTGGTAAAATTAATCTACTCATCTTTAAACACCTTCTTGTATATTTCTTGATAGTCAATTAATAACTGCTGTAAAGCGTGTAACTTTCCTAACTCATATTGATATTGATCAAATGAACTAAGACTCCTACTCAACAAATCATCTTTCTTATCGTTGATTCGTTCTTGAATAAGCTTTTTAACGTGGTAGTCGAAACTCTCTTGCATTATTTTGTAATCTTTTTAGATTTTTCGAATGTTCTCAAGCCGGCCATTCCTAGGAGAGCCATGACTAATGGCATGAGTTGTTCCATATCCATTTGAGGAAGAGGACCAACTTCGATTTGAAAAATTCCTAAAAAGAACACGATAAAAGGTTTAAGGACATATTCGAAAAATATGGCCAATGCTGCACTAAATCCAATGAGGGGACGCCAAGAACGTTGCAGTAAACCTGAAATATCGGTAGCTGTAGATTGAGCATCGGCTAAATTAATATCCATTTGTTTAGAATTAATTTCATTTTCAAGCTCTTGAAGTTTAATTCTAATTTGACCTTTTTCTTCTTCGGAAGTATGTACAGAGTCGATAACCTTACCGACCGTGTCGACTAAAGATCCACCTAATATTTTACTAAGAACCAAAATATACCCCTAACGCAAAGAATACGATAGCTATAATTGCATCACGTTTCTTGACATTAGAAGTAAAGCTTTTAACTTTTAACAGTATTTTTTTCATTAAAATACTCCTTCAAATTTAAGACCTTTAGATGCTATTCCATAACCACGTTTGTGTTTTTTATCCTCAGGTACAGATCCAACTTTCATGATCTTACCTGGTGGAATAGATTCTCCCTGAGAAACAGGGCCCTTTTTAGGGGGGATTGTTTTTGTTAACTTTTTCATTAGTGTAATGTTAAACTATTTTCTTGAGTTTTCAAATAACTAATTTGCTGAGCAATATAGTTATCTGCTACATATTCACCATAAGCATCAACTAAGGTGTCTCTACTCATGGTCAACAATACCTGAGCTAGTTCAATTAAATCAACACCTTGTTCAGCTTGTTCTTGAACAAAATCTCTTGTGCTATTGATAATTTTTTGAACTCTTTTTTTAGTAACATCATCAATCATCCTTAGATGATAGGATGTTTTGTTTTTATTTTCCATTTTTCTTTTCTACTTTCTTTATTGTACCTTTGTTCTTAGAAGCGTAAAATACTTGTTCTCCTTTTTTCTTACCATATTCTTTCTTCATTGACTTCATAATCTTTTTACCCTTTTCGGTTAGTGGCATCTCTTCTCTCCTGATTTAAAGTCTGTGTTGTCATCTTGTCGTACTGTACTTCAGCACGCTTGTCAGCAATGTCATAATCTTTTTGAATTCTTGCTTGATCAATCGCAGTTCTTTGTCTAAGTCTCTCTGCATCTAATTGTAGTTTTGCTTGATCCACTTGTGCATCCATTTGATCTTTCATTGCATCTTGTTGTAGTTCTTGTTGTTTTAATTGAACTACAGGATCAGGTTAGCCTTGACCACTGAGCTGTCCTGAGAGCTGTTTAATCTCTGCCATGAACTGTGCTTCGAGCTTCGCGATCACAGAATCTAATTGTTCTTGAGGAACTTGTTGTTGTTGAGCTAAGAACATTGCTTGTTCTTTTGCTTTTAAAGAAACATGTTCTAAAACGTGTTTTTGTAATTTCATGGCCATCGGAGGATTACCTAAAATCATTTGATTCGTTCCAAAGATTAAATGGTTTTGAATGTGAGCATCGTGATCTTGTCCCTCGTAAGCCTTCAATAAATTGCCATCGAGTAAATCAGCGTGCTCCGTGGCTGGATCTTTGGGAGCAGTCGGAGTATCTTTTCTTAAAATCTGATCAATATCTTTGACTCCTAAGGCTTCATACATTCTTCTGTAAGCTTCTTTGATATTATGAATATCAGGTGCACTTTGTGCTAATTGTAATTCCGTTTGAGCTAAAGTAACTCTTTGTGTAGTTGAGAAAATGTTAGGATCAGAAACTGGTAGAACATCCACACGATCACTAAAGTCTTCTGCTTTAACTGTTCGCTCTGCACCTTCCACAGAATAAGGATAGGTTTCAGGTAGATAATCAGCAAAAACATCAAACAATAGTTTGAATTCTTTTTTCTGAGAATAGTGACATCTTTTGTGGATACCACTCATCACTTTTGAGCCCCTCTCTAATAATGCCATGGTTGTTCCAACTGGTGCATTTTGATTAGCGTCTCCCACTTGCATATCAGTGATCGCAGCAAATCTCTGACCTGATTGAACAACAAATCCTAATAGGCTGTATAAGGTCTGAGAGGGTTCTTTGTAAGGTAAAGGCATAAGAGCATTTCGTAAGTCACCATTCGGTGCATCAATGTCTCTAAATTCTCCTGGTTGGATAGGCGCTGCATCGTCTCTAATTTTAAGTCCTCGTGACTTAAATCCTGCTGGTAAATTGGATAATGTACCTGCGTCAATCAATTGTCGTAAAATTTTTGTAGCTGTTCTTGATAAAGATCCAATTAAATGAATTAAACCAAAACCATAGAAACCTAAACCTGGTAAAAATTTATAATGAACAAAATATCTTTTCTTTAATTTTTTCTCATCATCTTTTTCATAGTTTCGACGAATACCAACAACTTTACCTGAACTATCTTCAATGGTTACAATGTAGGGTATTTTAATTCCTGTGGGCTCACCATCCACACCTATATCTTCAAAACCTTCTAGGTCTAGAGAGGTATGGAATTCATATAATCTTACTTCTTTGTCAATGTAAGAAGGTTTTACACCTTCAATATCATCATACTTCTTTTGTACTTCCGAGCGATCTACTTCTGAAGGAATAATTTCAATATCTTTATAAAAACCTGAAACTTGTTTTTTTCTAAAGTCATTGTAACTCATGTTGATGATGTGAGTAATTCTTTCACAAGAATCTAAATCACTAGCTCCATAGTTGACAACTAAGTCTTCCGCAGGAACGAACTTCGATACTGGTCGATCCATTAACTCATCGTAATAAACTTTTTTAAACGTCGAACCTGCGAGAGGTAAATAAAATAACATTTGATCATACTCAGGAGTGTAGTCTTCCATTTTGTTCATCAATTGATAATTCATAAACTCTTGCACACGTTGTGACTGAGAATATTTTTCTGGAGTGTCTTCTCCCATAACAACAGTTCTGACTGGTCCCCCTGCGGGTAAAAGTTCTTTAAACGCTGTTGCTTGAAACTGTGTGGCACTTTCAGCTAACAAAGGATGTGTAACACCACTCGCACCTTGGAAAGGTCTAGTTCTCTCTTCGTATTTGAATCCTAATAAATCTAAACCTTTGATATATCCGTCTTCCCAATCCTTACGAGAAGAACGATCATTTTCTAATTCAGAAAGTAATTCATCACTTAAGCGATCTAATTCGCTTTCATCCATGACTTCAGCTAAGTTTGAATAAAACTCAACTTCTTCAGGAATATCGGACATAGGATCAAAGTCAAGAGTTGCTCCTCCATCTTCGCTCATTTCAATTTCTAATCCTTCAGGAGTCGGTATTCGTTGACCGTCGATCTCGACTTCTGTTTCGGATTTAAGAATCTCTAGTTCAGGAGCTCCTGTTTGATAGAGTCCTTTATCAATATTATCTGCCATAATTTAATTTATATCACCTAATCGACCATTTACAACATGTCTATTTTTGGTATCGATATAGGTCCTCCTTTTCTTTTCTTCGTCACTGGTTTCGTAACAAAACTAGGAGTTTGTACGTTAGAGTATTCACTATTCAAATCAGGAAGATTGGATAAAAAGTTATTCAAAGCATCTGCGCTATCGGAAGCGATATATCCCTTAAAATTACCCGAATCCCAATATTGGGCCACATTATTAAAATGTTTCATTAATATCTTTTCAAAATCTTCTGAAGTAACCTGTCTTCGGTCCATTCCTTCTAAAGTTTCTTTTTGTTTTTTCGTTAAATCTTTTTGATCATAGTATTGTAGTTTAAATTGATTTTTCTTATCTTCATTTGCTTTCCATACAGGATCGTCATAAGAGGTAAAAAACTTCTCTTCAAATAAGGCAATCCCTGTTGGTTTTAATTTTTCACTAATTAGTTTTACTTTATTGTTTCTTCCTTTATCAATGAACTGAAAAGTCATTT